TCCATGCCGCCCCCTAAATGTACCAAGCTTCAAGGGCAATGCCCCAGTTTACAATGCCCACCCGGTCTATCTGCCCGTAATAGCACAGCCCAGCCGTCACGGTGCCTACGCTGTTGCTCTCAATCCGCATGACCCCATCACGCTGCCCATAGCCGGCGGCCACGGTGTACGGATACCGGGCGCCCACCGGGCTTGATGTATTCCACCATGTGCCCCCTGGGCCTTGGTGGTTTTGCCCTTCTTGTGCTGCGGTTTGATCTGCAAATCCCGTGTTTCCAAGGTATGGGGCAATGTAGTTGAGTCTGTCATTGGTGTTGTAGTTTTGCCCTGCAACATATGGCACATTATCGGGCCCGTGCTCCAACTCCATCCACCAATGAAAGAAGCCCCGGTAAGGTCTATGCATGCGCAAGCTGAATGTGGTGTTGGGGATGGCAACCCAATCTGCAGGCTCAGCATTGTCCTTGCCGTTGCCTGTCAGGTAGCTTGTGCAAAAGCTCAAGCGAACACCAAGCCCCCCACCGGATTGCCCTGCAATGTGACCGCTCACACCATGCTGGGTGCCGCTATAGGGCTCAAACGTTGGGGGCTGGATGTGCCGGGTCTGTATCCATGTAGAAGATTCGAAGTCACCAACAACAACACCCTCATGCAGATAGGCCCGAAGCTCTTCGGTGTTGCCCTCAACATCGGCAGCGGTCAGCACTGTTGATGCGCTGAATGTGTTGGGTTTTGTGTATGCCATCAGCCCAACCTCATGATGATTGCAGATGCTTTGCCGCTGGTGTATTCGAGCTGGGGATTGGGTGAGCCCTGCCCCCCGGCAACCGTGTCATATGCCAAATAGTTCACATTTGCGTTTTGATCGGGGTGCAGCAGACCCCGGATAATCCATCGCATGCCGTACACCGTGGTCGCAAGCCCTGAGTAATGCCATGCACCCGATACACCCCGCCACCCAATCCGGCTGTCATACAGTTTGGAGGCATTGACCTTGCCATCACTTGCATCGGCAAAGAACTGCACCCAAGCAGGAATGACCGTGGTTGCTTCACACTGTGCAAGGGTGTTGCCGTACAAAGAGCCCGTGTAGTTGGTGGTGAAGTCCGATTGCCCCGGCACGTCCACAAAGTTTGTCAAGGCGCTGCTTGTGATGTCCCATTGCGGGTAGAGCACCCAGACATTGCCCGATGTGGCAACCGTGGTTGTGCCTGCCACGGTGTTGTTGAACACATATTGCCCAAGGGCGCCAATCGCCGTCCAAGGTGTGCCGTTGTATGTCGGGTTGACCGATAAATCCCAATACACCCGGAGCACATCCCCGGTGCCAATGGTGACCCCACTGAGCCCGAAGTTGAGCACCGACGCGGTACCCCCGAAGTCTTGCACAATGTGCCCTGCAGCGGGTGGTGTGCTTGATGATGCCGTGACAGTGTTGACCGATGTGTGGTCAAGCGAGAACTCACCAAGCGTTGCCTCATAGCTGTCACGGGCAAACCAGTCTGCTTTGACTTGGGGCAGGTCAATGGCGGCATCTCTCACATTGAATGCATTGAGCGCCCCGGCTTGTGAATAGTCATCAAAGCGGTCATTGAGGTCGCTTGCAGTAATGTCTTGACCGTCTGTAATGCGGCCCCTGTTAATCCTGCTCATCGGTAGCGCCCCACAAAGAGGTATCTGTTGCTGTACACATGCACTTGAGGCACGTTGGCATTGCCCACCGCAACGGCCGTGGTGGGCTCATTGGTGTCAATGTCGGTGATGTGGATTTGCAGGTCAACTTGCAAGTCACCTTGGGGGAAACGGCCCACACCAACCACCCTAAAGTGCTCATGCAGGGCAACGCCCCGACGCTCGACCAAGGGCACCCCATTGACCAAGATGCGGAACCCGCAGTACTTGGGTGAGCCGGGAAAGTTGTTGTTGAGGGTGGCAGCAAAGCCCGGATTGACAAAGGCGTTGCCCGACCACTCACCGAAGAGGGCCCCCCCTTTAAACCCGGTCAAGGTTGTTGAAAACCCAAACGCGTTGACCCAACCGCTGATGCCTGTGCTGTAGCTGATGCATTGAAAGGCATTGCCCAAGGTCTTGGTGTCACGGGCAGCGGTCTGCTCTCCTTTGCTGCGGTTTTGCCACACTTGGGCAAAGGTGTTGAGCTCACTGTTGTTGTGGTCAACCAAGTTGACAGGCAGCTGGGTGCGGTCAAGGGTTGTGATGCTGCTTTGCTGTGCTCTCAGCTCATTGTTGAGGGCATCTGGGCTCACCGTCACACCCGCACGGGCTTCTCTTTGTGTCCAGTGCTTCATGCCCGGCGCCCCCTTGCAACTTCGGTGCCCTTGACGCTGTAGCCATACTCAAAGCCCACAAGCACCACGTCTGCCGTGGTCTCAATCTCAAATGCAAATTGTGCGCAGCTCTGCACCGCCACGGCATACCTCAAAGGCACAAGACGCTCATTGCGGTACTTCGATGAAGCGGCATCAAGCACCACGGTATCAAATACGGGCAGCGTACCTTGGTCCGGTGGCTGCATGACATAGGTGCGCTCGGTGGTGGCTGTCAGGTTGAAATCCTTGTACCACCGCATGGTGACTTCAGGGTTGCCCGTGGTCATGACCCATATGGTGACATACTGCACCTGCTTGAGTAGCTGCGGATCACCAAAGTCATTCCATGCTGAGCGGTACACCGATGTGGGGGCAGGGCCCAAGGTGAAGGTGTCCGGGGTGGGTACGGTGCCCCCAAGGTTACGACGGCCGCTGATGACAAAGATGCCCCGCTCACTGGTTGCGTTGCCCGATTCATCACCCGTGTTGTGACCGAAGAGCACCGCCCCGCTTTGTGTCACGGCAAGGCATCCAACGGGGAAGTCAATCCGCGTTGACCATGCGCTCACATCGGGGTTGCGTGCAAGCTTGTCAATGTGTAGCACAAGCCCAAGATTGGGGCGGTCGTTGCCGTCGACGGGCACATATAGGTGGTACTCACGGCTTGAGGCGCTATATGTGGACACTGCCTTTGCATGGCAGTCCGGTGTGATGCGCTCAATGGTTTCTTCCCAACCTTGACTAAGCTTAATCATGTCAACCACGGCCCCGCCCTGCAAGCCCCCGGTCATGGCATACACGCCATCGCTTGCCAAGAACACCAAGCCAAGACCGGGCACCCGTTGCACACTATGGGGCGCCCTCATCTGCAATGTGCGGTCAATGCTTGAGACGGTGAAGCCATTGACAAAGTCACCTTGCACGATGTCAATGCCCCGCTCACGGAAGACAACCAGCAAGGTGTAGTCACCATACAGTGCTGTAATGCCCCCGGCTTCACTGCCAAGCTCAAGGCTTTGCAAGCTTGAGAACTGCTCTATTGCAGAGGGTGCGCTGTAATAGAGGGTATAGGGGTCATCAACACCGCCATCAAGAAACAGGCACTGCCTGAACATGGCCGGAAAACGGGCACGGGGTGCAGGAAATGGCCCAGGGTTCACAATGGCGGCAGGCTCATCAAGTGCAGCACTGCCCACCGGGTCAAAGTAGAAGATGTCGGTGTTGTTGCGGATAAGCCCCACAAAGTACAGCGTTGTGTCATCAGGGGTTGGGCTGTCTTCGCTGTAGTTGGCAGTGCGGTACACCTTACGGGCTACCGTGCCGGGTGGGCCCGTAGGTACTTCAAGGGCAACGGCATACTTGAAGCCCTCCGCATCATCGGGCAGCTCCCAAGACGTGCTTGTGATGGGTGAGCGGGGCCCTTCGCTGCCTGTGCTCAAAATGTGGCTGATGCTGTAGCCAATGAGCGCCTTCTTGCCGGGTGAGCCCGTGGCGTTGTTTTCAAAGCCCATACCCCAACGGCCACCGTCTGCAATGCCCTCAGCATCTGCAAGGCACCACAGTGTGACGGCACCGCCCCCGGTGGATCTGCTCGAGGCAATCCCCGTGGTGGTGTCGGGCATGGTCTGCACCCGTCTTGGCTGCGGTGAGGGTGGGTTGCCCTCAAAGCCCAAGGGCCTGATGATAAATGACACTGAGCTTGGAGCGTGTGCCTGAGTGCCCAAGGGCCAAGGGTTCACAAGCACGGGCCTGTCATAACCATTGCAAACAACTGTGCCGTGAGGGGTATCCAAGAAGAACGGCCCCGCCTCGGTTGGTGCGGGGATACTTCTGCCGCTCTGTAGTGTGATCTGTAAGGGTGCACCTGTGGTGCTGCCTGCCTCATAAAGCAAATGAAGGTTGCCGCCCTCACAGTACAACACCGACTCACGGGCACCGCCTGCAAGCTGCTGCGCACAATGCAGCCCATACACCGGGCCGTCATTGGTAAAGGGTGCCCAATCACCAACCAAGCCGGGGCGGTATGGCTCATACCCAAGGCGGGTAGACCAGCCACCCGAACGGCGGTCAACAGTCCAGTTTTCAATGCGCTCTGCATTGTCTGCACGTTGGGGGAGTTGCTCTTCAAGCCCACCCGCTGCCGCAATGATGAATGTGTCAGTTTTCATGTGAACGTCAGGGGCCCGAAGATGGTTGGGTAAATGCCCCCGCTGCTGTTCTTCACTATGCGCCTTGAGGGCTTGCCAAGATACCGCTGCTCCATGCCCTTGTACACCATCTGCATCTTGCGCTCAAAGGCAGCGGCAAGGGGCGCCTGGTCTGCTTTGATGGCCAGTTGTGACAGTGCCTCATATGCAAGCACACGGGCATAGGCAGAGGGCACGGCCGGGGTGTCTTGTGCCTCTTCCATGTCTTGGGGCACAAGCAACCGACGCACGTTGATGCGGGTATCTGCAGACGGGTGCGGGTACAACTCAAGGGCTTGGTGTGCCCCGCTTTGGGTGCGCTGGTATCGCGGGGTATTGGTGTCGAGGCTTTGAGCCTGCAAGGCGGTGAGCGATGTGTCACCCTGCCATGACACGCCCCCGGTGGGTGGTGCCGTGCTTGTGCCCGTTGCGCTTCTCACCCGTCGCGGGGCGTCAATGCCCTCTGCTGTGCAGGTGAAGTAGAACCGCCTATACAACCCGCTCTCTTCATCGATAGCGGCCGGATTGAACTGCAGCTCTTCATTGTCTGCAAGGTCATACTCAACGGCAGGGCTCAAGCCCGACTCAAGACCCCCACTGTATCCGGGGTAGCTGTCAAAGCCGTAATAGTCGGGCGCCCGAACATTGACCATGTACACCTTGACCGTGCGCACGCCACGGCCTGCACCGGGGGTAATGACACTCACACCGCTCAAGTTGCGGGGTGCGGGTACATACTCAGCCTCACCCTCAAGGAATGACTCAGGGGTGCCCGTGATATCGGGGTCAATGAGGTAGCTGTCACGGTCAAGCTTAGACATGAAGGCGATTTGCTGCGGATAGCTTGTGATGTCCTGCAGCACACTCATTACTTGGGCGGTATCGCTCTGCAGGTAGACATTGCGCCGCTTCATGGTGACCGTATAGGCACCGCTGTTGCCCACAAAGGGGCGGTCAATGTACATCGTGGTGCTGTTTTGCACGTATCTGATCTG